TGGGCTACTCCTGCGAGCCGCCCGCGGCCTTGTCAGCCTTCGCGATCGCCGAGAGGAGGTCGTCCTTCTTCTTCGCGTCGCCGAGGTCGATCGACTCGCGCTCGGCGTACGCCTTGAGCTGGTCGACGGTCCACGACTCGACCGGGTCGCCGTCGGGGATGACCGCCGGGGCCTTGCCGTCGTCGATGGTGAAGCCGTGCTCGACGAGTACCGCGCGGGCCTCGTCGGAGATCGTCTTCACCTCGGCGACGCCGTCGACAAAGTCGAGGCCGACGGCGCTGACCGTGCCGGAGACCGGCGCGGGGTGTTTGATGGTGGGGCTCATGGTCCTGTTCTCCTGCTCAGGGTTGAGGGGTGGGGCCGGGCGGATGCCCGGCCCCCGGGGATGTCACGCCCAGACGGGCGCGACCGGGAGGCCTCGGATGATGCCGTGGGCCCGCTCGTTGCCCCACTGCAGGCCGACCTCGCCGTAGAGCTGCTCGCGGTCGGACGCGCCGATCTTCGCGAGCGGCTCCGAGTAGAAGTGGCCCGAGCCCGGCTTCACGAGGAACTTCGGCTTGAGCTGCGACAGCGTCGAGACCGCGAACGCGTCGGCCGGCATCCACCGGTCGAGCAGCACGTTGAACGTGCCGAAGTCCGACATGATCGTCGTGAAGTTCACGCCGCCGACGTTGCGCGACTGCTCCTGGTACTGGCCGAACGCCATCGCGTACGCCGTGGAGAGGTTGCGCTTCTGCCGCGCCGACACGATGATCGTCGCCGTCTCGTCGCCGAGGCCGCCCGCCTGGAAGACGTCCTCGAACAGCTCGTCGTAGGTGTCCTTCGTCGGTCCCGCCGTGGTGAGCTTCGACACGGCGACCGTGGCCGTGCCGATCACGATCGGGGCGCCGCCCTTGGTCGCGGAGACCTTGAACGCGTCGGTCGTCTTGCCGACGACGTAGTAGACGCGGTCGAGGCGGATCGCGGTCGAGACGCCGACGCTCGTGAAGCGGAGCGCGTCGCCGTTCGCGAAGGGCGTGGCGACCTGCGCGATGGTGTCGGTCGACGCCGCCAGCCCGGTGAACGACGTGCCGAGGTCGATGACGTTGGTCGTGATCGCCTCGATCAGACCGCCCGTCTTGCGGGCGGTCGTGTTGTCGTTCGGGACGAACTTGCGGCCGAGGATGAACGACAGCTCGATGTCGACGGCCTTCGCCGCGAGCGCGAGCTCGAGCTGGTGGTCCATCTCGTTCGTCACCGGGTTCACCTGGTCGTTGTTCACGCCCGAGGTCTGACCGGTCGCGGCCTGCTTCGTGTAGGACAGCTCGACGGTCTCCTGGTGGATCTCGACGACGTTCTTCACGTTGCGGCGGACGCGCTGGTCCGAGTTCTGGGCGTTCGCGCCCTCGAGACGGGAGCGGTTCTCCTGCGACTCGCGCAGGTCCTCCTCCTGCCACTCGAACTCGACCGACTTGACCTCCTCGCCACCGGTGAGGCCACCGATCGCGGAGAGGAGGGGCGTCTCGGACGGGCTCACGTTGAAGAGCTCGCCCACGTAGTTCGGCAGGTTGTACGTGGTCCCCTGCCCGCTGATTCCAGCCATGCTGGCTCCTTACTGGGTCTGTGCCTGGCGCGCGGCCGCGATGGCCCGCTTCAGGCGGATGGTCTCCGTGACGTCCTTCTTCTCCTCGGCCGCCTTGAGCTGAGCTTCGAGGGACTGCACGGTCGGGCCCGTGTGATCGCCGGCACCTGACCGGGCGGGGGGCTGCTTGAGTGCGGCGTTGTCCTGCAGCGCCTTGGTGATCGCGGCCTTGATGGCCGCCTCGTCGGTCGGCTCTGCCGACGCGATCGAGTTCTTGAACTGCTCGTTGGCGAGCAGGAGCTTCGTGTTGCCGCCGAGCTCGGGGGCGAGGAGGGCGACGGCGGTGGCGACCTGCTGCGCCTTGAGCGCTGCGGCGGCCTGCGTGATCGCGGTGTCTTTCTCGCCGAGCTGCGTCTGCAGGGCGGTGAGGGAGGCGTTGAGCTTCTCGGGGTCGGTCTCGACCTGGTCGCCGCCGCCGAGGAGCTTCGCGAACTGCGCGAGGGTGTCCTTCTGTGCCTTCTCGGCCGCCGCGGCGATCGCCTGCTCGGTCTTCGTCTTTTGCTCGGCGAGGTCGCTCTTCACGTTCTGGATGAGCTTCCACGCCTTGTCGGGGTCGAACTTCGACGGGTCGTCACCCCACGGCGGCTTCGGGTCCGAGCTCGGTGCCGGGTCGCCGGTCGGGGCGGGGTCGCCACCAGCGCCAGCGCCGGAGGGGTTCGGATCGGTCATGAACCGG